CATCAGCTGCCGCTGAACTTGCCGCAGTTGCTTTCTTATCTAGCGGTGTCCAGTGTGCGCTAGGCGTAGCATCAGTTTCAATCTCGTCACCCGCTTTAACGTACATGTTGTCAATGAAGGAGTTTTCTTCAATGCGATATTTAGGCATGATTTACTCCTTAAATGATAGCGAAGCCGCTAGGGTAGCTAATAGCGGGGTCTTGGATATTTTTGACAATGCCAGCGGTGAAGCTCCCAGTGGTTAAAGGACCAGTACCAACCAGATAATTCAGGCGCATGTATCTACGTGCTGGATAAGGCGAGGAGCGATCTATGTGCAATGGGATTGAAGCACCTAAAACTAATGAAGCTTTAGGAATCGCATCAGTTTGTACGATGGTTTGCACGTTGGTAGTAAATGCCGCATCATCAGCAGTCTGCAATTGGAAGTTAACAGTTGCAGCACCAGCGGCGGTAGCAGCTATGTTGCAGCGAATATCAACCTCCAACGATTCGCCAATACCGATGTCACGACCTAAGCCTAAGTCAATGACGTTGGTAGATGGTGCGGTAGTAGTAACCGCTTGCGCGGCACTGAATTGTAAAAATGCATCTTGTATCATGATTATCCCTTTCGATTAAATTACACGCGCCTCGGTATTTAATATCTGATCAACCCGGCGCAATGGCACGCCCATGAAGCTAGTCCACGCTTGCGGTGTACCGAACTGGGATAAACCCTTTTCAATACTCAATGCAGTGTTTGACTTGTTCAACGCTGCAATACGCAACATAGACGCAACGGTACGGTTCATGTAGAAAGCAGGTCGGCCCATACCCATATTAGGGATGCGATCTAATGCGCGGCTCATTAAGTTAATGATTTGTGTTGCCGCTGTGCTTGATTGTGTATTTGATTGGCCTGTCAAGTCTGTGGTATTAATGTTGGCAATACGCACAACATAGCGCCAGTCTTTAACAACTAAACCATTCTTCCACTGGTAGTGAGTCTGGTATGCTTGGTAAGGGTAGCCATTACCGTCATAAACGGTCAATTCGCCCTGGTCGTTGTGTATCAACCCTGCCTTTGAACCTTTAGGGAATGGGCAGAATACAGTGTTATCACCCCAGACAACCAGCCAGATTGAGGTGTTGTTAGAAGCGGTACCGCCAGCGTCTAAGATGTTTGTCGCGTTACCTGCACCAGCTATTGCGCCAAAGCGAGCTGACAAGCCCAGATACTGACGGTTATCCGTTGCAGGGTTGCCGTAGAACAGGGTTTGAGTTTGAGTCTGGTTCATTGCTTCAAGGAACGCGCTGTCTTCAGACAAGCGGAATGCCGCGGTATTTCCGTTCAGTTCAGCCAAATCTTTATCAACTGCGCAGTACGCTTCAAGCAATCCGACAGATTCATCTACTTGTGCAGTGGTTGACTTAGAGCGTGGCACGCCTTGGTTAAGCGAGCGCCAGTAAACTGTTGGCAATCCTGTGCGAATAGTTACGCGGTGGCCTGTTGGTAAGTTACCCTCGACGAATACAGCATCTTCGAGGACTTCGTTGGATTGAGAAAGCAACTCTGCTATGACTGGTACTTTACCGTCAGGATCTTGACGTTTAGCCCAGTCAGCAAGAGTTAATTGAGTCGTTGCTAGTGTTGCCATCGTATTACTCCTTCAGCACCATCACGGTGTTAGAATTAAAGGTGCTCAGCGCTTCACAGCGTTAGAGCGTTAGTTACTGCCTGTTACCCATACAACTTTGATGCAAGTGATTGATCGGAATTTCCTGCTGGCTTACTTCCGCCTGGTACAAATGAATCTTCGCTAATCGCTTTACCAGCCTTGTAAAACGCCCTGATAATTTCAGGATGGTTACCTAAGCCTGACTCATTCAGCAAGTCACGCAAAGCGGGTGTACCAAAGGTATCAAGCGCTTTCTTTGCGACTGATAGATTCGCATCGAGCTTATCGCCACCGATCTCTTTATCAGCCTTGGTACTAGCTACCCATTCATCCTGCGCTGCCTTGATAATGTCAGCTTGTTTCTGCGCAAGAGCTGGTGCAATTTTGTCCAGCATCTTTTGCGCTTCAGCTTGCGGCAAATTGATCTCGCGTGCCACTTCTTCAAACTGAGCAAGTACATTAGCATCAAACGATTGACCTTCAGGCGCTTTGAATTCGTACTTTTCAGGCGCCCCAGCGGGTTTATTCGCATCGGGTTTATCATCGGCCTTAACTACATCGCCATCTACCTTAGCCGCTTCAGCAGAAACTCCTGCGCCATCTACAGGTGCAGATGATGCAGCAGGCGATTCAGTTGTAACTGGTGCGGATGGCACCTCACTTGTTGCAGGTGCTTCGCTTGTTGCCGCTACTGCTGATTCTTCAGCCATTTGCCCGTTCCTTTAGCATGGTTAAATACATCTCAGGGCAATACTCATGTATATCTGAGATAAGCATAAGCCCTATATTCCGTTGACCTTCGTTAAAAAACGTGGCGTTATCCCCTGTGAAACTGGTTCGAAACACGCCCGTTTTTTCAAGCAAGCGCCATATTATTCGCCTGCCACGTTTGTTACTCATCAACCACTTAAAATCATTACCTGCATCAACCGCCGCTAGCTTTGCACGTTCTGTTACATCTTCTTTAGCTCGCGCTTGCGCCTGTATGTCAGTTGGGTCAAAGTCATTCATGTGGTTACTTTATACTGTGATTATCTTGGTACGTGCACCACCTAATTACAACGTACTAGCCAGCTCAAACAAGGCATACATCTGGGCTGGTGTCTGACTCAGTGCTGTACCCATTGCATCAACCAAAGAGTCATCACTGTTAAACGTACCTGCATACTCCCACCCATCTTTAATATCTTGATTAGTCGATGCAGTAACAGCCGCTTCAACAGCAGCTCGTAAGCCTAACTGATTAAGTGCTTTGCGAAGTTGCCAAGCTGATACACTAATGCCGATTTGGATTGGTGCAATATAATCAGAGCCAGTTATTACTTGAGTGACCGAGCCACTAATAATCACACCCTTAGGCTGTGACATATCAGCAATTGCCTCCAGAGCTTCGGGTGAATCTGTAATGTATTCAGTTATCATGATGGGAGTACCTCTGATAGCAGATATTCAATTATTATGTAATCCGATGCTACTGCTAAATTTGCGGTATAAGTAACAAAATTATTGATGGTTGTGTCAGCACTCAGGTCTGCACCGAATGTTGTGCTTGTCCCTAAGCCGTTAGTCGAATAAGGTGGTGTTTGTGATGATTGACTACCCGCTACCCCTTTATTTGCAAACCCACCAACTATGCTTGCACTGGTAACGCCTGTCGTATTGTTTACCTTAAATTGATAACCACCAAACTGCGCTTTATAAATTTTCCCGTTTGCGTTGTTTGGGAACTCATAAAATACTTGATCTCGATACCGACCACTAAGCCCTAATGAATTAGCTGGAACTGTCACTGCTATGATTACAATATCTGTATTAGTTATCTGAGTATAAGCAGCATTACTGCCTACAGCATTAACCAAAGTGCCAGTTGGAATATAAGGAACAAACCCTTGCGAAGTATCTGCAAAGTTAGTATAAACCTGACCGACTGTAACGCTAGACATAACGCACCAGTACAGTCCCGCCGCGCCTCCTGATACAGAGCCAGCAGGTAAATATACCCAAATACCAGATGAGTAGATACGCGGCAGGGCAGTAACTAGCGTTATTGCACCGTTTGTAGCAACCGTTCCGTTAGGAGCAATTCCTACTGGTACGCCAGACTGAGCTAATATATACGGATAAGCGTTCAGAAACTCCTTACCGTTAGGAAGCAAGAATCCTTTAAATGCCCCATTGATACCGTCAAATAGCCCTGATATTTTGCTGATAACATACCCACTCATGATCCGCTCCCGTATAACATTGTTGATGGCTCTACGCCTTTGGCTGTACTCAATTCCATATCTGTAATCTGTAATTCCAGATATACATCGTTGCCAGCATCATCCCCGTCATCTTCAACCGATTGAGTAGCACTTGCGACAAAGGCCACAGCGTTGATGTTCATCTTGCTGCCAGCCGCTGGTGGAGTAGTAATGCCAAGAGCCTCACACTGGTCGTCGTTCAATCTGATACGCAAACCATAGCCATACTGATTAGATGATGCAGTTGCCTCGTTACTATCATCTGGAGGTGTTTTCATGCTTACCATACTCATATCATTCCTTTATCCGTTGTACCCGCTAAACATATTCATCACATCACTTGCAGCATTTCCGCCTGTGGTGTTTACCGATCCTAACTTCTGAGCTGTATCAGCAGCCTGATTCGCCATTGCCGACTGTTGCGCTTTTGCCTGAGCCTGCGCACGAGCCTGACGCACCATCGCTACTTGCTCATCAGATACCAACATCGTAGGGTCAACACCGAGCATATCTGCGTAATCGTTCGCCCATACGTCAGCGTCAAACTTGTCCAGGACTTCTGGTTTAATCTGAGCAATACTCCCAAGCCCTCCAACGAAGCGGTCAATGCCATTTGTTGCAATAGCACGTTGCGCCTGTGCCAACATGCTAACTAACTCGACACTCAATACTTGACCTTGCAGTTCGGGAGGAGGAGGTGGCACTACGCCAGCTTCAAGCATGATCTGGAACGTAGTATCTATCAAAGGTTCTAGCAGCTCATTGTGCAGTCGCTCAAGTACAGGACCCAGCATCAGCATCTTTTCTTCATGACGCTCTGATACTTCGGTTGCGGTCATGCGTCCTGTCTGATCTTGTGACAGCATCAGGAATAAGTCTGAGTAGAACGCGCTGCTAATACGCCCGCGCACATCCTGAATGTCTTGAAGCAGATAGCTGATATTAAGTTGCACATCGAACGCGGTTTTAATTCCTCCGCCTGTACTTGCAGAATCTACGAAGCTGATACCGCCTGGCAAGGTTTCAACATCGCGGTTTTTCATTGACGTTGGCACTTGCAGAGGAGGATTAGTCTGGTAATCGATGCACTGCGCTTTGCGTAGTTGCTCATGCTGCAATTGCTTTACGTCGCCCAGCGCTTCCATGCCTGGGCTGTTACCGTAGATGTCACCACCTGCCACGCCCCATCGAGGGCATAGCGCAGGAAATTTCTTGTACCCTGATTCTCTTAACGGCTTGTCACTCTCGCCACCGAGTTCATAATAGACGCTTGACCACGGCATATTCTTAGAATCTGACTTGCTGTGATCTCTGTCCTCACGCGGCTCAATCGCATGAATGATAGTTACCCACTGATCAAGCTGCCCTTGGTCGTACATATTACGAACTGCATTGCTGCAATTTTCATATCCGAACTCTTTTACAATCTCGCTTACCGTCTTCTGGAACTCACGATAGATCGTGCAAACGTCACCCCTGTAATCAGTAGCGATGCAGAACTCGCCGACAGTTAGCGGGTAATGACGGATAACTGAATCATAATCTTCCATGATGATGCAAGCAGATGTGCCGAATGCACCTAGTTCTTCATACATTCCATGAAGCGCACGATAAGTATTAGACTTTGCAAATATATCCAGCATCTTGGTTGTGCAATCATCTAGCCAAATCTTAACTCCTGCATTCTTCATCAGCTTGTTATCAGATACAGCAAGACGGAACCATGGGCGAGCGGGGGAGGTAAGTCCACCCATTAAGCCAGCGGCAAGGATACGCAGGGATTTAGTGCCTGTGCTATCGTAAATGGCATTGTTGCGCCGCTGCCCTCTATCACGATCTTGCACGAAGAATCGTCCATTGCGAGGAAGCAGATAGCTTGATATTTCTTGCCAGTGCGATATCCAGCTCGCACGTTCAGTCTTTAACTGCCCATACCTGTTTAGTATCTTTTCTTTGGGAGTTATATCCGCCATATCATGAACCTAGCAGGGTATTCTTCCCAAGTGTTAACGTATTAGGGTCAACGCCGCCTGCGCCAGTTAGCATAGTTTGACCGACTCCAGGCGAGCCGCCAGCCTGTCCAGAGCCAGCCATACCTCGCGCAATACCCTGAGCGTTAGGCGCTTGCGAGGCTTGTGGCATAGGTGGTGGGGCTATTGGTGCTGGCGGTTTTGGCTGGTTAAATGCGCTATATGCTGAAACTGCAACGGCGGCTACTGCAACGATTGCAAAAGACATTAGTTAACCCCCTTCAATTCGTCTATCGCGTCAAAATGACTATGCTGTATTTGATTACTATTTGACTTACGGCTTTGAAGCATATCGCTTTCACATGTCATCTCCTCCTCAATCTCTGTTATATCAGTTAAATCAGTTTTCCAAACGGTAGTCCAATACGTATCAGCGTGAGCAATTCCAGCACGCTTATTTCCTTTCGTCGCAGGCAATACGTGGTATCCAGTAAATCTAACTGTTCCCTCATCTATTGTTACTGTAATATCGCCAGATGTTATGCAGATGTTATCGATATTGGTTAGCGCACCAGTTAGCATCACGCCAGCGGGAATAAATATTGTGCGCGAGCACATGCCTGCATGAATCAGGTTGCTAGTTGATAAGTCAACCTGCGGAACAGTAAGCAGTAAGCTTTCTAATTCAGCCACGCTGTGATTAGTTGATAGTGTTAAATCACATGATTGATCGGCTGGCAGCATAGCAAATCCTATTTTCTTGAATAAGGATCATAATCCACCATTCTGCTTTCAGTACGTGCAACACCCAACAACTTAGCGCGCTTGGGCGTATCGATCAGCGCCAGCATGTACGCGCTTGCCCAGTCAGGTGACCGACCAATGCGATTGATAATACCATCGCGGCTTTCTACCTTGATAACGCTGCCTGATAATTCCCACGTTGGTGCGCATAAGTCAGCGAGCAGTTGCTTGTTTGGCGGTAGGCATATTCCAGTATTGTTTGACGGATCCAACGCCTCGCGCATCTTCCAGTAATATTCGGAGCGCTGGTTAAAAAACCTTAGCCGCCCTGACTTGTCTGTTGCCAGCGACTTCTCTGATACGTTGACGCCGATTACCTGTTGGTTAGCCGAGTTGAGGAAGTCATAAGGTGAAGCACCGACACCAATCACGTCAATATGGATAGGTGCTGCGTCGCGCATGGCAGCAATACACAAGCCAGCAACGGATGGGCCGTCTGGTGTTGCTGCACCAGTGTAGGTTAGCGGCTCATCAAACCACATGCCGTGACGGCGTGCGATGATTGTGTTGTCTTTACCGCCTCGCGCAACGTCAACGCCCAACGAATCCATCGGCGCTAATTGTGCGGGCTTAATCCATCGCGCCTGTGCAGCTTCTACCCACGCGGTAGGTATAACCTGCCAAGGATCGTCCTCGATACCTGCATTGAAGTCGCCGTACAGCATTTGTGAGCGCAGCGGCTCAGGTAGAGATTGAAGCGTCGACATATAGCCAGTTCCTATCAAGTATGGATTATCAGTTACTCGTGCAGGGATGAACGTGCGGGACTTCGGAGTAAGGATATTTTCTTGCTTGTGATCATCTGGATTGAAGTCGTACAGATACTCACCATCATCCCCGAGCACGAAGCTACGCGAGTCAGGTACTTCTACGTCTTTACCGCCGATTGTAGTGAACCAGCGCAGTTCTCCAGGCTTTGCAGGGTTTGGATGCTTTGAATCAAGCCATGGTGCGAAGAATGAAATCACCCATCGCCCCTCAGCTTTAGTCGGAGGGTTGAACGTCATCAATACTTGCGGCTTAACAGTTGGGTCAGCTGAGCGTGTCCAGCCCATGACGAATCGCGCCTGAGCTTCGCGCATTTCCGCGACCTCCTCCAGCAGCTTCAGGTCGTGCGCTCTGCCTTGCCAACGGTTCTCGTCACCTGGGTTATCAAGTCCGCCGAACTCTATTAACGGTTCAGTGCCGATAGGTAATCGCCATACACCTTTTTGCGAGTTATACCCGTTAGATGATCCAGATATCTCTGTTAAGCGCTGTACTACACCCTCAGTCTGGGCTTTCTCGCGTCGCACAATCAGCACTCGCTTGTGTTTCGTGATTGCTTTACCACAAGCCAAATCAGTATTGTGAGTTGGTATCATGGCCTCACCAGCAAGATACAACCTGCTATAACTATCAACAGATATGCATCGAGTTGGCACGCTATCTATGCGCTCGCATGAAACGATATACCTGAATGATCCAGTTCTGCGCGTTATATTTTGCAATCGCTCTAGCTTTCTTTGCAAACCAAATACTGGCAATGATGTAGTGAACTTAACACGCCACTTGTCACTGATAACGCGGCCGTTTAACTTAGCTTTGCCATGCTGCATCGTCGCCTTTATACCAAGCGACCTGACTAGATGCAGAACATCATTAACCAATTGTTCATTAGTACCATCAAACTCACAACCACCATCCAAAGCAGCATGTCCATCCGTGTCCATTAGCCCTTGTAACAACGCAAGACGCTGATTAAATGAAGCGCGAAGGTAGTTTAGTGGGATATGTTTATTCTCCAGCACCCCAATTGTTCTAAGTTTAATCTTCAACCCAATAATGCTGTGCGCTATATCAGACCAGTCGTAATGCCTTACCTCAAAACCTTCTTGCTCAATCCTGCACCATACGCCAGCATCTTTGCCAGTTAGCTGTCCATTGCGGCTAGAACCATCACCAAGCCAAGCGCCAAGCGTGTATGGCGGAACGATTAGATATTGCTCATTTGTGCGTAAAGCATCTGCTATCTTGATTGCGTGATTCTTCCTGCCTGTTTGAGTGAATAGCGTATCGGATATTGTTTTTGTATCGCGCATCGTACCCGTAGGCGCATCCGTACAGATCGAATACTTTGCATTCCTCTCACGAAGTGCATTAAGCCTGGCGATGCTTGTAGTTTCTTTTGCGCGACTTTGACGCTTGTTCTGCCGCGCTTCTCGCCATTCTGGTGTCTTTCGAGTCAACGCTGAAAGCTCTTTCGCATCAAACGTGATCCATCTATGTACGTCATCTGCAACTAACGTGCTTCCGTCATCAAAAGTGAGACGGTAGCAATCTCTATTGCTAATATCAGAAACAGCGATAACAGTGCAAGGCTTGCCAGATTCATCAAACAAGGTGTCGCCTATCTGGACATTACCCATGGTTACCCATCCGTCAGGCGTAGCTAATGGAGTATCTAACGCAAGCCCTTTCCCGCCACCAGCTGAACCGCCGTAACCTATAATATCTGCGTTACTCTCGTAAGCTAGTGTCTGTGGTCCTGGTAGCGGTTTCCAAGGATGCCTGCGCCTCAGTTCACGCGCAAGAATTAGGGCGCGTTCTAACTTTACGCGCTCATTAGTTGCTTGATCACTCATCTTTAACGGTTAGTTTTAATGCAGCCAACTCAGCCAGAATATCCTCATCACTCATAGTAGATAGCGTCAGGCTTCCCGACAATTCTACGGCTTGCTTATCGCCGTAGCGCTTAGGTGCTAGCTTTGAAAGATACCACTTGCGCGTATCAACTCGAAGCCTAGAACGCGCTATAACTTCTTGATTAGTCCGTTCAGTTCCATCTTCAGTCTGGTATGTATCGTTTGAACTATCATCAGCAATATCAAGTAACTGGTCAGCCATTACATCAAGGCCGATGTCCCTTGCTGTAGCGTATTGCGTGTAAACTCCATTTTTATCATCTAACAACCATGTGCGAAATGTTGCTTCGTGTGGCATACCCTCATCCCTGCAAATACCTCGCAAAGTTTCCCCAGCAGCTAACCGCTCGCAGACTATATCAACAATGCCTTTGTTAAATGTAGTTGGTCTGCCTGTTTTCTTCTTTATAGCCATACTATAAATTCCTATCAGTCATCAAAGTGAACCGTCTTAAAATGGTGCACGCACTGAGATCGCAGCTCGCACTTTACATACTTGCGTGCTGTTGTGATTCCTATGTCGAACATCTTTGCTAATCTTCTATATCCATATCCTGCCTCGTGCAAATCTCGCAAAATATCGACTTCACGATTAGTAAGTTTCGCATTGGGATGATACTCCCCAACACGCAAACCTTTTTCACTAACACCGACTAGGATATTCATTTTGCCAACCTGGCATTTCGTCCGCACCTGCAATTATCAGCTGCGGCTTATTCATTTCTTTTGAGTTCAGCTCTTTATGAATTGCATTGAGCGCAACGGCTCCCATTGTTTGCGCAGGAGTGAAATCAGTTTGCGATTCAGTTACTTTTGGCTCATCTTGCAATTGAACCTCGACGCCTTTGTCAGTATCACGAATTGTTATAACGATTAAAGCCATGGTAATTCCTTTGTAAAATAATCTGGATATTGATATTTGACCAACTCGATAGCGCTATCAACTGCTTTGCGCCGCGAGAGTGGATCATGTTTTGTGATTGGTGTTTGCGCTGCCTTCATCAATGCTTCCCTTGCGGCTTTGGGCAATATATCAAATTGCTTAATTCCACTCATCGCACCTCCTGGATTTCAATGCCATGCACGCTCATCATCAAGTGACGCTTGATTCTGTAGCTATCGGTCACAACGCCCTTTACGTCTTCAACAACAAGCGTACCATCTGCTCGTAAATATGTGAAGTCAGCGATATACTTTAGTGGCGGTCGCTTGCGTCCTTGAACTACTACGGACGGAGCGAGGATGAATACCTTTTGCCGTTCAAGTTCGCGTATGCGGGCAGCCTGATAATCTGCTTTGAGCACAAGGTATCTATCTGCTTCAGCCTTGCTGTCGAAAGTAATCCCAAATAGCGTAGTTTTTTTGTTGTTGTATTTTGAACGCTTTTTTGATGATTTAATCATACCAATCTTTCTATCGTTTCAGCTAGCACTAACAATTCAGTCTTGTGCATGACATTCCACATTGCTTTGCGCCCGTGTATGCCGTTGTGACTGTCCTGATG